GATGATGACCATGATTTCTATGAGTGGTGTTCGGGTTATGGTGATTATAAACATATAACAAGGAAGGGAAAATGAAAATAGATAATTGGATAGGTTGGAATTATAAATCAAGAACAGATGAGATAGTTGATTTAGTACTTGATGAAGTAAATGATTTACTAAAGAAAAATAAGATAAAAATTAATTATCAATATGATGAAGACAACGAAGATTGGGATTACTTTTTAGAATTAAAAAAGGAGGAACAATGAAAACAAAAAATCCTATAGCAAAAGAGTTAAGAACACCTAAGTATAAATCTAAGGTGGTTGAAAACAAAAAGAAAAAGTTGGAAGATGATGACAAGCATTGGATAACTTCGGGATATGAGGGTACAGAAATCTTAGTAAAAAATTCTGATATTCACAATGTACTTGATGATGATGTGGATGAAGGATTGTTTGGTGAGAATGATGAGAGTTTGGTAGCCCGATTTAAAAAAGAAACAGGAGGTAGTGTAGATGAGTGAAGAAGTAAGTATAGAGTATAAACCAGAGGTAACTATTAAGTGGGGTACTGAAAAAGAAATAACTAAAACTTATATCTTTGAAGATGAAAAACAAAAAGCTTTCTTTATGAAAGGTGTTGAAGAAGCTAATGGTTGGTTAGAGTATGAGGTAGTAGAGAAAGGAGAAACAATATCATATGTTGAAAGTAATATGCCTATCAGTCGTGTTATCCCTTAGTCTATTAAGTTGTAGTAGTGGGAGGATTGATGACGCAAGTCCATGGTTTAGAGTTTTAAAATTTTCTGTAGATAAAATACAGACTGTAAAAAAAGATAATAAAATCAATGACTTACAAGGATAATAAATAAAAAATTATTTACTTGCAATTCATAAAAAGATATGGTATAATAGTAGGTTATTCGTATGTTAAATATTATAGTTTATTTTTTGTTAATACTTATGTGGAGTTTTATTATCACAGCAACATTTGGTTTAATATAATATGATTAAAAATATATGTGCAGGTTTGTTAATCTTATGTCAATCAACATTTGATTTTCAAAAAGACTTTGAGTATAATAATAACAAAGAGTTTATAGAGGGAGTAAAAAATTGTGCCTTGTATTACAATGCAGACTTACCAACTAAAGATAGAATACCTATAGAAATAATTGTAGGTCAAGCTTCTTTAGAAAGTGATTGGGGTAAGTCAAGGTTTGCAATACAAGGAAACAATTTATATGGTATGCGTGAGTATGATTTAACTGAACCGCATATCAAACCTTTAAAAAATTTGGATGCTAACTTTGGATTAAAAGTTTATCCAACAAAATGTTTATCAGTTGTTCATTACATTGAAACTTTATTAACACACAGAAGTTATTCAGAGTTTAGAGAAAAGATGTATGACATGTGGATAGCTGATGAGTATGATATATTTTTATTAACTGAAATGTTATACAACTATTCAGCAGATAAAGATTATGCAGTCAAACTAAGACGAACAATCTTGTTCATAACTGAAAGGGGTTATTTAAATGGCAGGTAATAAAAAGTTTGATATTGATTTAAAGTATGGACAGATACGAGAACAAAAAGTTAAAGACATGTTCTCTAAGTGTCAGATAGAAGTCAAATCAGAAAGAGATTGGTGGCAGAGGACAGGAAACATTGCCATTGAGTATGAGTATCGAGGGAAACCAAGCGGTATTTATGCAACGACAAGTGACTATTGGTTTCATAGATTAGAGTTAAAAGAAAAAGAATTTTGTACACTTGTTTTTAAAACAGACATTCTAAAAAAGATTGTTGATAGTTACAAAGATAAGTTGACAAAAAATGTGGGCGACAACAAAGCAAGTAAATGTGTATTAATACCTATAAAAGAAATATTTCGAAAGGAGTTTTATGACAATGTTTAAAGAAATAGAACAGGTAAAAAAAGAAATACAAGAACACGAAGGGTTCAGAGATACTATATATAGTGATTCATTAGGATTCGCTACTATAGGTTGGGGTCACCTCGTAAAAGACACCGACCATTTTGAGGAAGGAGTTGCCTACTCAAGAGAGGAGTTGCAAAAAGTTTTTGATGAAGACTTTGATTTAGCATGGGCTAATGCAAATTCTTTAGTCAAAGAAAGATTGACAAACACAGACTTCGAACTACTAGATATAGACAGAAAGATGAAAGTCATATCTATATTTTGTAACATGTGTTTCCAATTAGGCAAGGCGGGTGTAAGTAAGTTCAATAAGATGTTTGAGAACATTGCCAAGTTAAATTTTGAAGGGGCGAAACTTGAAATGTTGGACAGCAGGTGGGCTAAACAGACACCCAGTCGTGCCGAATATTTATCAAACAAAATGTCGCAGGTATAAAATAAATTTATTTTTGTCTTGATTTCGACACAATTGTATGATATAATATGTTTAATTTAAATAAATTATTTAACTATGTTAAAGATTATTAATAGTTATTATTATAATATTAATAATAATATTAATATATATTTAAAAAGGATTAAGACTATGGTTGTGAATGGTTATACTAGTTATGTTGCATTAAAGCAGGTAGCAATCAGTTGCGAACCAACTACCCGCCATAGTTTTAATAAAAATAATTTTTTAGCACTTGACTTTGTTTTTGTTTTGTGCTATAATACAAACTTCAATAAAAAAATAGGAGGTATATATGCCAACAGTTGAAGGAAAAGCATATTGGGCTAGTGTGACTAGACCTAATACAACATTCGAACCTGTATATCAAATCGACTTAGCAGTTGACGATAAAACTGCCGAGGAGTTTAAGGGTAAGGGTGTTACAGTTAAACAAGATGATAGAGGTGCTATCATTAAGTTTAAAAGAAAAGTTGCTAGGGCGGATGGGACTAAAAATCCTATGCCAAGACTAGTGGACTCTGCAAAAAATCCTATTGATGTTCTAGTAGGTAATGGTTCAAAGGTTAAAGTTTTATACAAACCTTTTGACTGGAAATTTGCAGGTAAATCTGGAACAAGCTTAGACTTACAAGCAGTTCAAGTAATTGACCTCGTGCCATATGGCGAAGACTTTGATGTCTCGGATGGTGGTTTCGTAGCAGAAGGTAACAACGAGGAGTTTTAAATAATTAAACAAGGGGCGACAATGAATGAAGACAAATCTAAATTTGTAGAGTATCATGTCCCTTGTTCGAAGTGTGGAAGTAGTGATGCGAGAAGTGTTAATGATGATGGCAGTAGCTATTGTTTTTCTTGCACCACTTTCTTCCCAAATGAGACAGGGATAAATCAACAACAAAGGGGCGACATGCAAACAGCAGAAAAGATAACAGACTTAAGTTATCATCAAGGTACTTTATCTGCAATATCAGATAGAGGAATTAACTCAGAGACTTGTAAGAAGTATGGAGTTAAGGTTATGTACAATGGCAATAACCTTATCGCAAAACATATCTATCCATACTATGATGAAACAGGTCAGATGATTGCGACAAAGACAAGGTATGTTAAAGATAAACAATTTTCAATTCTAGGTTCGACATCCAATTCTGGATTGTTCGGTCAGCAATTATTTAATGGTGGGAAGTATGTAACCATAACAGAAGGTGAGGTTGACGCAATGTCAGTCTATCAGATGTTAGGTTCAAAATATCCAGTAGTTTCTATTAAGAATGGAGTTGCTTCCGCATTAAAAGATATCAAGAAAAGTTATACTTGGTTAGATAAGTTCGAAAATATTGTTATCAATTTTGATAATGATGAGGTTGGAAGAGAAGCAAGTATCAAAGTTGCAGACTTATTTCAACCCGGGAAAGTTAAGATAGTTAAACTTCCCGAAGTGTACAAAGACGCAAATGATTTACTGCGTTCTAAGAAGTATGAGGAGTATGTAAAAGCTTGGTGGAATGCACCTATACATGCACCAGATGGTATCGTAGAAGGTAGTCAATTACTTTCTGAGGTACTACAACCAATAGTAAAATCCAGAATAGATTATGGATGGAAAGGACTAGATGAGTTAACTTATGGTATTCGTAGTGGTGAGTTGGTTACTATTACCGCAGGGACTGGACTTGGAAAAACATCAGTCATTAAAGAGTTAGTATATCATATATTCAAAAGTACAGAGAGTAACATTGGAATGATAATGTTAGAGGAAAGTCCTAAGATAACTGCATTAGATATCATGGGAACAGAAGCTAACTTACCTTTACGAAGACCCGATATTAATTTATCGGATGAAGATAAAACAAACTACTTCAACAAGACAGTAGGTACTGGTAGATTTTATTTCTACAATCACTTCGGTTCTAATTCAGTAGATAATATTATTGCTAGAGTTAGATACATGGCAAAAGCTTTGGATTGTAAGTTCATAGTTCTTGACCATATAAGTATGATAGTATCTTCTCAAGAGTTTGGTGACGAAAGAAAAGCACTTGATGAAGTAATGACTAAACTAAGAACACTAGTACAAGAAACAGATATTGCTTTGATTGTAGTGTCTCACTTACGAAGACCAGATGGTAAGGGACATGAAGAAGGAGCAGTCACTTCACTTGCACAACTTAGAGGTTCGGGTTCTATTGCTCAACTATCTGATATGGTTCTTGGATTAGAAAGAGATAGTCAAAACGAAGATGTTGCAGTTAGAAACACAACCACATTGAGAGTATTGAAGAATAGATTTGTGGGTATGACTGGTCCTGCATGTTACTTATACTGGGACAAAGATACTGGCAGACTTAACGAAGTAGATAAACCTCAAGGTGATGAGACAGAAGAAGATAAATTTTAAATGGAAGGGATTAAATTGTGGGTGAAAGAAAACTGTTCTTGGATATCGAGACAACCGAAATTGTTAATGGTTCTGAATTACCTAACAAGATTTTTTGCTTGGTCACTATTTGTGATAAGGGCAATCTTGTATGTTATTCTCCGAATGATTTACATAAATTTCAGAATGATGCGAAGAATTATCAAGAGTTTATTGGACACAACATCATAGGATTTGATGCTCCAGTTATTAAAAAAGTTCTTGGTGTAGATTTATTTAAGATAGGAAAGGTTACTGATACACTTATACTATCAAGATTGTTTAAACCAGTAAGAGAAGGTGGACATTCTTTAAGAGCATTTGGAAATAAGTTTGCTTACAATAAGTTAGAGTTTAAAGATTTTTCTGAGTTCTCTTTAGAAATGTTAGAGTATTGTATTCGTGATGTTAAACTTACAAAGAAAGTTTATGACTTATTACAAAGACAAGGTAAAGGTTTCTCTCAAAAATCTATAGACTTGGAACATGATGTTGCAAGGATTATTGAGAAACAAGTACAGACAGGATTTCTTTTTGATAGTGAGAAAGCACACATCCTACTTGCTAGACTTCAGAATAAGATTGATGAAGTACAAAGTAAAGTTAGAGAAACTTTTCCACCAATTAAAATTGAAGAGACTTTTATACCTAAGTCAAACAATAAAGCAAGAGGTTATGTTAAAGGAGTTCCCTTTACTAAAGTTAAGTATCAAGAATTTAACTTAGGTTCACGACAACAAATAGGTGAACGACTTATGAAACTAGGTTGGAAACCTAAAAAGAAAACAGACAAAGGTCATGTAATTGTTGATGAAAAAGTTTTATCAGAGATTAAAAACATTCCCGAAGCGGAATTGATAAACGAGTTTCTCCTACTGCAAAAGAGAATTGCAATGATTAATTCTTGGATTGAAGCGGTAGCAGAAGATAGGAGAGTACATGGAAGAGTTATTACCAATGGTGCAATAACTTCAAGAATGAGTCACCAGTCGCCCAACATGGCTCAAATCCCTGCTGTGTAC